CCAAGAGCTTTGATAAGAAGATAGCGTTGATTGACAAACACTTGCAAAAATAGGGAACAACATGGCTTTGATCGACGTTGATAGACATATACTATCGCAGCTAATGAATATTCAGCTTAAAATAAAGTTGTTATCTGCTAAGTATGACCTTGAATGGCAAAAGATTATTGAGGTCAGGGATAAGACAGAAGCGTTATTTACGCCAGAGGATGTTAAGGGAACAGTAGAAGATTTTAAAAAGTTAAGAAACAAGGTATTCAGATCAACAAGAGAATGTCAGAAACACGCGCACGAAATAGCCGGGATGATATATAAACAAGAAGCTTTAATGATGCACTTGATAGCTGAAGTACAAGTAATAGATACTGAAAAAGGTTCAGAAGGATTAAAAAATAGCATAGGAGATCAAAATGACAAGAACTGAGATTATAGCTAGATTTAGGCAAGATAATCCCGAAATAACTATTAGGGTGATAGAAGATGCAGTTTTAGAATCATGGTTATTGATAGGGAATTTAGAGTTTGCTACAGGTGCAAGGATGATAAGCGAGGTAACAACTTTTGATTCTGTTGTAGATGAATCCAAATATGATTTGACTACACGAATAACAAACTTTTTTGACGTTGACGAGTTTCCGGGTGGTGGGGTAGCGTACAATAATCTTCGCATACTATTCACAACAAGGGCTGAGTTAGACCAAAAGACAAGAAGTTGGAGGAGTTATTCAAGCGGAACGCCTAAGAAATGGTATAGAAGGAATCAGTATTTAATTTTTGAACGAGACCCTTCTGCTATAAAAGATATTACGATAGATGCTATTTTAAAGCCAGAAGATTTTGACGATGCTAATAAGACACCATTCAATCAGTTAAGTTATTTAGAGCCATATCATTATGGATTAGTTTTATATTTAAAGATGAGAGCAAAGGGAAAAGCAGGAAAATCCCAAGAGTTCGCAGCAGCTTTTGCAGAATATGAATCTTATAGGAAAGATGCTAAGAAAACAATTCAAGGAGGAAAAATTGGTAAAATACGTTTCACTCGTTATCAGCATGAGCCTACTTCTATGTACAGGTAGTCTTTATGCTCAAGATGCAGTAGAAGATCAGGTATTTGAGTTTGATTCGTTTTCAGGCGGATTAAATTCTAAAATTTCTGAGTTTTCCCTACCAAAGACTCAAGGTGACATATATGAGAATATCAGATTAGATACAGAGCTTTTATCCTTAACAAAGCGTGACGATCTTATTCTTTATAGCGCTGCGGATGCAACAGAGCCTATTCTTGGTATGCACAGGCTTTATTTAGATGATGGCACTAAAGTATTAATTGTCAATCATGGTAACGAGATAGAGAAAGCTACTGACACTACTAAAGTATTTGCTTCTATATTACCATTAACAACGAGTGATAAAAGGTGGCAATGGAAAACATGGCATGATATAGCTATAGGAACAGATGGATCTAACCAACCAGTCAAGTATGATGGAACAAGCACTTCAGCTACATTTCTAGGTTCATTATTAGCTACGGATAAAGGAAGCGGAACAGGGTTTACTGGAAGCGATTATAAGTATAAAGTATCTTGCTATTCAGCAACTTACGAGGCTATTTTTGATCAAGTTTCAAATGAAGTTGACATGACAGGGAACGACATGGATTTAACCATGATTCCGTTATGTACTGACACTATTTTAGGTGAAGATACTATAGGAAGGAAAATATATAGGAATAAAACAGCAGGATCAACATATTATCTTTTGTCTAATGGAACACTAGCAGACAATTCTACGTTTATATTAACAGATTCAGATGCAGATACAGATTTATCCGCCACAGTTTACCCAGCAGGAGATTTATCTTATAAACCACCAAAGGGCAGATATAGTCTTATTCATAAAAATAGGTTTTGGATTGCCAATAATTCTTCAAATCCATCAACTGTATATTATTCAGAAGATGGGTTGCCGGATGTGTTTCTAGTAGCGTCTTTATGGAATATAAGAAAGTCAGATGGTGACGAAATAACCGGTCTTTTCAATATGTTAGGAAGATTGACAGTATTCAAGAATAATACAATACAGAAGATTTATACAGATGGAGATACGCCTAGTGCAGATTGGGTAATAAGTGATCCGTTTAGTTTTGTAGGGTGTCAAGCCCCTTATTCTGCTGTAAATACAGTAATAGGTCTTGTTTATTTAGGAAACAATGGGATTTATTCGTTTACAGGGCAAAATTCAGAGTTAATAAGTGACGCAGTTACACCTGAGATTAGGGATATTTTAGCTTCTAATGTAGAAAAGGTATGGGGAGCTTTCTATAAAAACTCATATTATATGTCATACGCTTCAATATCTAGTGGTGAAGCTGAGAATAATAGGGTTCTTATTTTAGATATGATTTCTAAGTCGTATGTAAAAGATTTAATGAAAGTCAATGTGTTTGATGTTTTTGATTCCGGTTCGGATGTAGAGGCTTTATATTCAGGAGCAAGCGATTCAGGTAATATATATGCACATACAGAAACAGTAAGTGAGGTTGTTCATAAGACACATGGCGATTTTGCAGGAACATGGGATGATATGAGGTATATCCCTACTGCTGTAGAAGGAAGTGCATCAAGTCCAATACTTGAAATTGCATGGACAGATACAATAGATGAAATGACTGGCACGATAGACGCAGCCACAGGTGTAATTGACAGGCCTGATACAGACGGAACGTATATTTCTCAATATCTTACAGTAGGAGCAGCAGCATTTGACAAGATATACTGGAATGAAATAATACCCCCAGTAGGGGGCGATGTAACTCTAAATGTACGAGCAGGGGCTACTACAAGCGATTGTGCTAGTGCTAATTGGTGGCATACAGAGTTTACGGATTCAGCAGGGTCAGATATATCGGCAGTTACAGCCGATACAGTTATGCAGTATAGAGTGTCAATGTCAACAGACGATATAACCGAAACTCCTAACATAATCTTACAAGATAATTATAATATAAAAGTAATATTCGATTCAGTAGGATCTAGCGCAGAAACAACAATTCCTCTTAAATATAGGAGTGGATGGCTGAATTTCGGATATTCTTCAAGAGCAAAGACACTTAAAAAGTTATATATCTTCTATGATTGGGAAGCTAATACAGCCGGAACGCTTAATTTAACATTCGAGAATTATTTAGGTGATGAAGATACTTTTGCAATAGATTTATACGACAATCCTTCTTATTATATTGATTATTTTACTGACATGGCTTTTACAGGTAATGTGATAAGAATGACAATAGACGAAGATAGCATTAATCCAATAACCATTAAAAAGGTAGTAATAGTTTATGACGTTCAACCGATTACTTATAAGTTCCCTAATTAGTTTCTGCCTTTGTGGAAATGTATTTGCTACGGAATACCTTGAATCATTTGAAGATAAAAGTCTATCTGTTTTAAATGATGAGTTGAGGGATCTTTCACAAAAAATTACAGATAATGCTGATGCTGTTGCAGTAAAAGAAATTATAGGATTGATAATAGAGAATAGAACATCTGACCCTTCTTCTCCGGCGGTAGGTCAGATATGGTTTAGAACTGATTTATAGGAATAATTTATGAAAAAATTATTAATTATGATTTGTTTTTTATTTATGTATGTAAATTCTAGTGCGGCACTTGATTGGGATTTAAAAAATGAGGATATGTCGGATATTTCTGATTGGGCTGATGAAGATACAGGAAATGGAGTAAGTAGCCAAGTTACGTTTGATGGTAAAAGTTGTATGAAGCTATACGTTCCAGGAGGTAATGCTGGTGATATATCGGCTAGACGGTGGACTGGAGGTACTAATTTTACAGATTTTACGTTTGAAGCTTCTATCTATGTGACAGGAGTTGCACAAACTGCTCCAGGCTATTTTTATGTAACTATTGTTGACGATACTGACCCTAATGAAATTCCTAGTCTTGCGATATATAATAATAGAATAAGGTGGAGGTTAGTGGCAAGTTATAAGTATGCAGATAGTAATTTGAAAGAAGATGCTTGGAATACGATTAGAATAATAAAAGAATCTGGTAAAGTATCTATGTGGATAAATGATTTATTATATAATTATGACTTTTTACCATATACTAATTCTGCATTTGATAATGAAATTTTATTTACTTTATTTGGTAGTGGAGGAGAAAGAACTATTTATATAGATTATGCTAAACTTGACAGCACGTCTGAATTTATAACCACCAGTCCTCTTAACATATATGATGAAAAAATAGTAATAAGATATAGACAAGCAACGGATTCTGCTGATTATCCTAATGGAGTAGAGGGATTGAGAATAATGGGGACAGTTGACACTATGAGTGTACCTTTAGTAGCTACTGGTGATGCTAATGCTAGTAAAGTGAGAATATATGATGGAAGTGCTGTCAAATCTTTAATGAAATTACCAATATAAACTTTTAAGGAGAAAAAATGAAAAGATTATTATTAACATTATTGATTTTAGGTATGTGTGCAAATGCTTATGCTACAGACGAATGGTTAAAATCTCAGCCAGCCGGTAGCCAAAACATCTCAGATTTGGATACTCTTATAATTACAAATAATACAGCGTTGGATCGAACATTAGCTGATAAGCGAAACGGAGCTAGGATAGAATATTTATCAGCAACTACTCTTACAGTATCAGCCGGATCTGTAACGTGTTCAAATGCGACTGGGCTTATAAGAAGAATGAGAAGAAATTCAGCATCAACAACAGTTACTTGGGCTAATATTGATACAGGAGCAGAGGTAGCAAGCACTTTATATTATGTGTTTGCAGTTGCAGATGCGACAGCAGATACCTTTACAGTTATAATATCAGCAGATCCTTCAAAACCTCAAGGCGCACAAACGTATTATAAAAGGCTTGGGTCTTTTTATAACAATTCAGAAGGAAACATATCTTATGTGTTAAATGGTGATGGCGTAGCCTATGAATACTTAGAACCATCTCCTTTATCAGAAGGGTCAAGTTATTCAGCAGGAACTACATATCAGAATACAACAGACCATAAACTTATGATAGTATGGTATGGTTCGTCTACTTATAGCGGTGGATGGGTAGGTATTAATCAAATAGGATTAATTGGTGAAACAAGCACACCAACAACAGCAGTAGCCCAACATATACATAATATTACTGGTACAAGTATGAGTATTTGCGGTAGTTTCGTGGTAGCCGAGGGCTGGTACTGGAAAATAACTAATACATCTTCAGGCGGGGGCATAAATGTTACAGGCTCAATTTCGAGAATAGAAGCATGGGAACTATAAGGAGAATAATATGAAAGTATTTTTTACATTGTTGGTATTATTTTTAATGTGTGGGGTATGTGATGCGAAGGTTTTTGTGTTATACGACTCTAAGACTTTAGAAGTAAAGTCTATAAGCGGAAAAGATAATGCAGTTCAAGAAGAAGGATGGAAAAAGGAAGTCTTGTCGGGAAAGATAAAAGATTACGGTCTTAAAAAACAGTCAGAATATTATAAATATATAAATGGCAGTTTTATCCAAAACAATGATAAAATAAGCGCAGAAGAGAATAAGAAACAAAAAGGTAAACAAGAAGCTACTGAAATGGAATTAATACGGAACAAGTCATATAAAACAGCTTGTGAAGCCTTAGAATCTGAAGGCGTACATTTTAAATATATCAATTGTGATAATCTATAAATAGGGGGATATAAGTGAAAATCTTAATTAATTTTTTTAATAGTTTGTTGCCATTGAGATTTAGGAATAGTCGAGGGTCAATTGGTGCTACACTTGGTGGTAATTATAGTAGAAGCAAGACAAATGTTAAAAATTATCGATGGAATCAGAATCCTGATTATGAAGAAGCCGAGGGTGCAAGAAAGATGTGGTGGGAAAAGTTGCAAGATTTTGGCGGAGAGCCTGGGTATGGGGCAATAGCGCCAGATTGGTCAGATATATGGAATCAATCTCAACAAAAGGTAAGGGATTATTATTCTGGTACAGCAACACAGCCAGGGGCAATATCTAAAATTAGAGCATCCGCAGCAAGAAGAGGTGTTTCAGATAGTCCGGCAGTAGATACTGAAATAACAAAAGCTTTAGTATCGCAAGGTGGACAGATGGGAGATATAGCATCTCAACAATCATTAGCAGAAGCTCAGTTTGGAGAATCAGGAAGATTAAATTGGTTACAGAGCCTAATGGACTTAGCTAAAGTAAATCCTATGGGTATGTGGCAATCTAAAGGTACTAGCACTTCTGGTTTTGGTGTTAATGCTGAAATTTCTGCGAAAAAAGGGTAAATAAAAATTGATAAAAGGAGATATTCATGGAACAAATTGATACGGAACAATATAATACTGGTTTCCTAGAATCTATATTTTTTCCTGAACGAGTTAGGATGAAAGAGGCAATGTTAAAGTCTGCTATAGCTAGTAAAAGAAGCCAAGAAGATTGGGAGAAACGACAAGAATATATGTCACCAATGGACAAGGCTTTTGCACGAAAGTATTATAGAGAGAATCCTGGGGAAATAGGAGAATTTCAAGGAATACCCGGAATAGGAATGGAAGCTAAAAAAGCAAAGTCTAGTTTAATAAAAGAAGGCACAGGCGGTCAGGCTAAGACTTCTGGAGGCACAACAGATCCGTTTGGTGGAGAAATTGGTAGACCGAGCTTTAATGTTCCATCAACATATACTCCTCCAATAGAAAAAATGTCAGGGGCAGAGTTTAAGACAGTAAAACAAACAGCTAAAGGATTTGCTCCAATGACAACAGACGAATCAATTAAAGAGAATATTTATCAAAAGTATATTGCCGGTACTGCTACTGCTGAAGAAAAAAAGCTTTTAAAAATTGATAAAGAAGAGAAGTTTATAGACAAATTTAGGCAAGCAATCAAAGGTGATATTTCTTTTGATGTATTATTGAAAGAATATCCAGAAGAAAGAAAGAGAATTACAGAAGGTAGGATTAATAAAATTAAAGATCCTAACACAAGAATAGAGGCAGCTTCAACATTTAAACAGTTGTCTAAGAGTACCGATGGTTCTGTCGGAGAGTCAGGAGATCCTATTAGGAGATTACTTGAGAATAAAGGAATATTTGAAGCAAGAGGAATTAACGTAGATGAAATTCTTACTGCTCTTGATGTAGACGAAGAGCAATGGAAAAAGAATAATAAAGAACAACATACTCAAGGGGAAATTAAAGAGGTTACAGGAAAAGGTAAATGGAAGTATTTAGGAAAAGATAAGTGGGAGGAATTCCGGTAATGGCTACTATCTTAACTACAAAAGAGTTGTTTGGAGATCAGTTAAGTGAAAGAGGTATGGGTATAACCAAAGAGTTTGAAGGGTTTGAACCTCTGCCATATTATGATGACAAGGGTAATTTAACTTCTGGCTACGGATTTAATTTAGATGATCCTACAGTCCGCAGTCTTTTACCTCAAGACTATCTTGACGCAGTAGCCGGAGATATGACGAAAAGTCCTAAGATAGATAAAGACCAAGCAGAACCTATATTTAAAAAATTATACCAAAGAGCAAAAGATGATGCGATAACATATTTAGGAAGTCAAGAGGCTTTTGATAAATTAGATGATGATACGAAAGATAACCTTGTAGATATGTCTTATAATTTGGGATTGACTAAGTTAAAGGGCGATAAGGCTAAAGGCATTAAAGGTTTTGATGATATGAAGAAAGAGCTTTTGAAGGGAAATAAAGTTGGTATTGCTAGAGAGATGAAAGATAGCGAGTGGTACGGACAGACAGGGAGAAGGGGCGAGCATCATGTAGAGACAATGGAAGGGAAAAGAGGATTTTTAGATTTGAGTATGTTAAATCCCATGACTCTATTAGGAACTCCTGCTTATGCTGAAGATGAACCTAGCAATATTTTAACAACCGAAGAATTATTTGGAAAAGAACCATCAACGTCTAAGAAGAAAACATTAACAACGGATCAGTTGTTTAAAGACCCAATATCTTCAGGGCCGGAACAACCTAGCTATTTAGAGCATTATGGCAAAACAATGAAAGAGTATGTTCTTGGCGATGATAAAACTACTGGACTGTTTGAAAGACTTGGTAAAGGATTTGGTACTGGTGTCACAGGAATGGTATCGGGAATGGGCGGTGTAGCTAAGTGGTTTGGCGTAGATGGTATAGGTGACGGTATAAACGATTATGCTAAAACAATGCAAAAATTCTATGAAATACCTGACCCTGATTTTGTTTCTTCTGTAGCAGCAGGATATGGGTCAATGGCTACTTTTCTTATTCCAGGGTTAGGTGTATCTAGAGGAGTTAAAGCAGTATCAGCTATTCCAAAACTAGCAGCATGGCTAGGAGCTTCTGCATCTGCTGTTATGGAAGCATCTGTTGAGGCAGGGAGTGCATATAATAGAATCGTAGAGAAGAAAAAAGAGTTGGGGATAAAAGAAGAGGATCTTCATAAAGAGTCATCTATTGCAGCAACAAAAGTATTCTGGTTAAATCTTCCATTAATAGTTTTTACAAATAAAGCAGGTATTTTTGGAGATAACGGTAATGCTATTCTAAAAGGTATTATTTCTGCAGGAAGTGAGGGAGTCCAAGAATTTTCACAACAGTTAATAGGTAATTTTGCTACTAAAGACCCATTATTTGCAGGGGCGTTAGAGAGTGCAGCAGTAGGAGCAATAGTTGGTGGTGGTACTGGGGCGGTTTTAGGGGTAGCTGAACAAGTAGAGAAAGAGAAAGTAGAAAAAGGTGTTGCTGTAGATACCGTAGAGAAAACTATCGCAAAGCATGAGGCCGGAAAAGAAGCAAAAGTAAAAGATGTTTATGATAAAGCTAAGGGTCAAGAAGAGGCCGAGCTTGAAGGTGTTGAGAGAAGAAAGCCAGGCGATATTGTGGTAGATGCAACAGGACAACCGTTAATTATAAATGCTTTTGGAGAGACAGAATCTTTAGATTTAAAGCCAGACGTTGTAATGGACAAAGAAACAGGCGAGCCATTAGAAATATCCCCAATAGAAGAAAAAGCCCCTGTTAAGCCCATAGAGGCGATAGAAGAAAAGCCAGTAGCAGAACCCGAAAAGGCAGAGAAAGTCCAACCAGAGAGCAGTACGCAGGGGAAAGAGGCTACTACAGACCCACTAACCGAAGAAGCCAAGAAGTATAAGACGGCTGAGGAGTTTGTGGAAAAGGTTGAAGATATAAAAGTTTTTAGAGGAGAGAATACTTCTAGTGAAAATAGGGGAAAGATTGTCGGATATTATTCAGTAAATAAGGAATTTTCTCAACAATTTACTCAAACAGGTAGAATCGAGGAAGTAAAAACAAGCAAAATAAATCCAATATATATATATGATGCTCGGTTAGATGGCAAGCCATTACCTTCTGCCAATAGCGAGTCTGAATTTGACGAGGGATTAAGTACAGCAAAAGAAAAAGGTTTCTTTTCTTTTAGATTATCTGAAGGAAAAGGAGAGCCAGACAGTATATATGTGTTTGATAAGAAAGCGATATTTGGGAAGAAATTTGGAGCAAAAGGGAACACCCAACAACTAACCTCTATCTGGAACAAGGCACAAGAGAAGCCTACTGAAAAACCTAAAAAAGACAAAGTTTCAGTACCCCCAATAGAGCTTGAAGGCGAAGAAAAAGTACGAGGTCTATCAAAGAGCATAACAACAGAAGCTATTGAAGAAGGTTTAACCGAGGATTTAGGCGGTTTACCTACATATAAAACAAGAGGCATGAAAGATGTTGCTAACAGGGCAATTTCGTTTATTGAAAACGATTATGATTTAGCTAAGAAAATAGCGTTAGGACAAGCAAAGGAACAGGGAGATTTGAGGTCTCAAGAGTTGTTTACTGCAATACGCATTAAAGCTGTTGCCGAAGGCGATATTGATACTATTGAAGAATTAGCTTTATCGGACACAGCATCATCTGTTGCTACTGAATTAGGGCAAAGAATACAGGCTTTAGATGCACATATTACTTTTGACCCAGTTAAAACTATTCAGAAGATTGTAAAAGAGCGTGAAGAAGTAGTTAAGAGAACTCCGGCTTCTGTAAAAGAAATTGATAAGTACAAGAAACAACTTGAAGAAACTAATGCGAGAATAAAAGAGTTAGAGGCTAAACTAGCAGAGTCAAGAACAAAAAAA